CCTCCGCCGCACGGGCATACCCGCCGAACGCCTTGCGCAGCACGTTCAAGACCGTGCTCTTCCCGTTGGACCCATTGCCGAAGGGGATCAGCATCACGTCCTCCTTGGGGTTCCCAGCTGCCGCGTACCCGACGATGCGGTGGACAAAATCAACCATCCCCTCGTCCCCCGAGAACACGTCCGACAGCGTGCTCTCAAACAGCGGGCACCGCGCCCCGGGCACGTAGTCGCACCCCATGGTCAGCGTGATCCGCATCTCGGGGTCCGGCGGCAGCAACCGCCCCGTGGGCAGGTGGATCACCCCGTTCATCACCCCCAGGTAGGCCGGGTCGCGGTCCAACTCACGGGCCGGCACCATCACGCGCGGGTCGCTGGCCGCAAGCATCACCATCGAGCGCACCATCTTGGCTTGTTGGGACACCCGACAGAAGTCATAGAACTCGGCCGCGTCCGACTCATGCTCGGCGAACTCGTTGCCCAGCGCCTTGACCGTCTCTTTGGCCAAGTGCTCGATCTCGATCTTGGATGCGGCCCGCCAGTAGATCCCGGTCCAGCAGTACCATGCGTCCGACTCGGGGACGTACATCAGCCCCTGACCGAACTTGTCCAACATGCGCTCGGCGTTGCCGAACTCAGTCAGTGGCCGCCGCGTATTCACGGTGGCCACCCTCTTCTCAAACAGCAACGCCCGCGCCTCACCGACCGGCAGCGCCACCCCGGCCAGCGTCTTGAAGCGCTGAGTGAACAACCCCAGCACCTCAGCCCGTGCCGCAGGCTCCTCGGGTAGCAGCCCCCTGACCCTCACAGCCACCCGCGTCGTCAGGTCGGTGCTGTCGGTGGCGGCCGCGATCACGCCCCTGATGTTCTCCAGCGCCCCGCGGCGCGTCTCCAGCGCCCGGTCCCCAGCGGCCTGGTTGCTCACCTTGATGAGCCAGCGCATGGTCGTCGCGCGGCCCGACCCGCGACCGAAGGACGCCCACTTGGTTACGCTGGTGCCCTTGTCGAACTTGGGCGACCGCTCGGACCACTCCAGCCACACGTCCAGCGCGTCCACCGCGCCGTCGAACTCATGGTGTCCGGCCATGCCGGCGTGCAACCAGGTGTCATAGTCGAAGCCACCTGCCGCACCGTTGTCCAGGGCTTGCAACCAGCCCCGGTACTGGTCCAGCGACGCCCCCACCTTGTCGGACAGCGTAGAAAACCAGTCGCCGTCGTCCTCGGTATTCCCGAGGGCGAGGGAACCTGCCGGCGCCGACGTCAGACTCCCCACCACCTGCAGCCCCGGCACCCCCGCCACCAGCCGCTCGACTTCCCGAAGCAGCGCGTCCACTTGCGCCTCGGTCACGACGGGCAGGGCGTCAGCCCGCACCCCACCCAGCCCACCCAGCCCGTCAACCCACGCATAGGCCGACCCCGTGTCAGGGTGGACGTGGTAGGCGACGAACTGCTGGCCCAGGCCCAGCACCTCGACCTGTTGGTCGTTGCGCTTGCCCGACGGCTTGACAGGATCTGCCGCGTCAAAGAACGTCAGCGAGTTGGCCTTGGCCCACCCGCCCGTGGCGGCCCGGTAAACCAGCAGGATGCGAGGCGCAGCGCCCACCCGCTCGACGGTCTGCCCCAGGTGCTCCCGGCACCAGGCCAGCAGCGCCGGCCCGACGACCCCATGACTGATGTCGATGTCCACCCCGACGATAGGCACCGCCCCCTGGCCGCACAGCACGCCAACGCCGTGCCCTGGGTAGCGGTCAAGGTCACCGCTACCCAGGCGGGCGTTCTGCCACTTACCCAAGGCTGGTCGCTTCTCGCCAGGGATGATGGGGATGATGAGGTAGCCATTGGCCAGCAGGCGACGGCCTTCTTGTTGGAAGTAGTTACTCATGTCCTGTCCCACCGGCGCAAAAGCCAGATCAAAGTACCGATGAAAGCCACAAAGCCCCACCCGCGGCCAAAGGCCCACACCAGCAAGCCGAAGTAACCGCACAAGGCAATGATCCAGCCGTAGATGACGATGCCCTCAGCGCTGACTGCGCGACGGCGGCTCATGCTGACGCCTTCTCGATCTGGCGTCCGATCCACCGGATGACGGGCACAGCCATGCTGTTGCCAAGGGCCTTGTAGCGTGCGCCTGACGACAAGCCGGCGTCCGTGTGCCCGTCAGGAAAGCCCTGTAGGCGCTCGCACTCGATTTCGGTCAGGCGGCGGACGGATGGACCATGCGCGACTATCGGCGTCCCCCTACCCGTCCCGTCCTCGCTCGACCCCTTGCCGTTGTTGCAGGTGTTCAATGCGTGCGTCACCTGGCCGGTCAGGCACACCGCCAACTGCCCCCCACCATTGGCGTGCGAACCGGCATGCCCCATCGCCCGCAGCGTGGGGGCGACATCGTTGATTGCATCGGCACCGTAGTCTTTGGACGTGAAGCACACCGCCGCCTGCTGTGAAGTCGTCAAGCAGGCGGTGGTGTGCGGATCAAAGTTCATCTGATCGACTTGGGCGTTGTGGTGGAAAGCGATGACCGGCGACGAGTCCCCTTCGCCCGCCGCAGCAGTCAACATCACCGTCCCGGACGGCGCACCGCCGGTCTTGTTGTCGCGGGTGAACCAGCGGGGCTCGAAGGCGACAAGCGTCTGCGACTCAGCGTCCAACCGGTTCACGCCACCGGCATTCCGACACATCGCTACGCCCGGAAGAACACCACCCACTCCAGCGCCAGCCTCAGCGCTTCCGGTAGCACCTTGCCCCGCACTTCGGCTCGGCGCAGAATCCCCTCGCAGGCTTTCGGGCTCAAGTAGTACCGGGGGGCGACTTCGCCAGTCTCCAAAATCTGCCAGAGCGAAGACGCGACGGCGCCGCTGCGCCACTCCGAACCACTGCGCGTCCAAAGTTGACCACTCGACCATTGCTTCTTGGCCGACGACGGCGCCCTCGTTGCCCCAGCCTTTGGGCGGGACGGCGACTTCGCAACCTGCCATCGCTCCAACCACTGTTGCAAAGTCTCGTCCGGCGCAACTGCTGAGGGCTCCAGGGACGTTCTCCCAAAGAACCCATCTTGGTCTTGCCCATCGTGCAATGTCGAGTCCGACGTGAAAAAGTCCTGATCGCTCACCGGTAAGTCCTTTTTGTTTTCCTGCAACGCTCAAGTCCTGACACGGCGATCCGAAGATCACCGCGTCAATGTGCCCGAGCCCCATCACATCCCACTCGGTAACTTGCGTCACGTCCCCGAGATTGCTTACACCGGGCCAGCGCTTGGACAACACGCGGCACGGTCCCTTCTCGATCTCGGCGAAGGCGACGGGCTCCCAACCAAGGGGCTCCCACGCGACGGACGCAGCTTCGATGCCGCTGAACAGGGAGAGGTATCTCACAGCCCCTCCACCGCACGCAGCAGCGCCAGATCCCTCACGGTCACCTCGGGCAGGCCATCATCCACTTCCCTGATGGCGTCAGCCAACCGGACGGCCAGCCCGACGCCAGGTTCGCGCCTCCCGGCAGCGAGTTGATAGAGGTAGTTCTCACTTGTGCCCGCGAGTGACGCTGCCCGCTGGCGCTGTTGGGGCGTTGCTTCGCGCAACCAGTCTAGGAGGGGGTTCATTTGACCCTCGCTTCCGCGATGCGCATGTAGTCGGGGTCGCGCTCGATGCCGATGAAGTCGAAGCCTTCAAGGCGTGCGGCCTTGCCCGTCGAGCCGCTGCCCATGAAAGGGTCAAGCACCACGCCACCGGGCTGCGTCACGAGGCGGCAGAGGTAGCGCATCAAGTCGGTGGGTTTGACGGTGCTGTGCGTGTTGCCAGGTTCTCGATCAGCCTTCGAGGCCTTACTGCAGTAAAAGAACCGCGCAGCGCTACCTGAGTCGGAACGCAACGACGCCACGCGGTTGTATGAGCCATAACAATTCGCGTCACCCGTCTTGCTCGGTTCGGTCCCCTTGACGATACCTTGTTGGCCATTTGACTCAGGGAAAAACGAAACCACCTCGTCGCCACCATCATGGACCAAATTCGCCGGCCAGCGCCCGAGCGGG